GCCGAGTACAACCACTACTCCGAGCAACGCTATATCCCGATTTATGGGATGGAGAACGTGCTGGACATGTACAATGCCTACAAGGAGTTGGGTGGGAATGGGATGGCGGCAAAGCTGGTCGAGGCCCTGAAACAACTGCCAACGGAGCCGCCGGAGGTCGAAAGGACGTGAGTGAATGAGCGCAAAGGTGAAGCTGCCCCCAGAATTGGCGAACCTCTTGCGCTCAGAGCTGGAGACGGCCATCTATGAAGCCGCCCTGCACCGGGACGATGAATTGATCGCCAAGCGCCGTATCATCGACAAATGGGCGGAAATGGACATTGCGGCGGAGCTTGGATGGGAGCGGTCCACGGTATCCAAGCATATCCCGTACATACTGAATGAAGTGAAACGGGTGGCAAACAGAATAACAAAGTTAAAAGGAGTCGGGAATTAACCCGGCTCCTTTTGCTTTGTCCATTTCATTAAGTCTTCGCAATCCTTTTCCATTCTTGTGTAACTCTCAATGTTTCGAATACTTCGCATCGCGCAAAAACCACACACCAACGCGCAAATAATCCCGCCTACGATTGAAAACATCCGCCCGGATACAACACCCCATACAAAATTACCAGAACCGTATGCTACAGCAAATAAACAGAAAAGAATCAATAACTTGCAATTTCTGATTTCCTTTTTATACATCCATATCACCTCTATGTAATTTAATTATATGCTAAAATCCTGAATTTGCAAGGGGAATCAACCTCCGGTCAAATATAGTCACAAAAAGTCACATAAATCGAACAGGACTAACACAAGTACCCCTCTGGAACGCCACCCAGCCGGGGTATTTTTATGCGACAATATAGACATGGAGGACGTGAGGATACAGGGTTGGTACACGTCGCCGCCCTCCTCACGGACTCCTTATTTTATGGACAAGGACGTGTTGGATATGACTCTAATCGAGAGAATGGTAGCCGCTGGCATGTCCCGCGATTGTGCCGCCGAAACAGCGATGTGGTACATGGCACAGGGAGATGACGAGGGCCTAGAGGATTACGTAACCGCATTGGAGGCGGGGAGGGAGGCGCGTCAGTATGGCGTTTCCTAATTACACATACCCGGCTTATGGGGCCTACAATCCTGTTACCCCGTTTGCTCCGGCTCCACAAGTATATCAGCCCCAGCAACCTACTCAGCAACCCTCACAGACCATTCAGCCACAGAGTAATGTAAACACACAGCCCGCTTTTTTCTGCCGTCCTGTGGCCTCCAGGGAAGAAGCGCTGGGTGTTCCGGTTGACTTCATGGGTGCTCCCATGTTTTTCCCCGACCTCGCTCATAATGTGGTCTATATGAAACGATTCAATACCAATACCGGAGCTGCTGATGTGTTTGAGTTCCACGGCCAACAGCAGGCAAAAGAACAGCAGGCAGAGAACCCGGCCCCCGCTTTTGCACCGCTGGATGAATTTATGGACATGAAGGACACCATCAACAATCTGAAAGACGAGATAGAACGACTGAAAAAGCCCACGTCTGGCGGAAAGGCAGGGAAAAAGAATGATGCCTCCGATGAATAATCCCATGATGGCCATGCTCCAGATGGCGCGGAACGGCGGGAATCCCATGCAAATGCTCCAGCAGATGGCTGGACAGAATCCGCAGGCAGCTCAAGCTATGCGGCTCATTCAAGGGAAAAACCCGCAGCAGCTTCGCCAGACTGCGGAAAACATGGCAAAACAGAGGGGAACCTCCGTTGAGGAAATTGCACGGCAACTAGGTATACCCATGAAATAAAATAGAGCACTTCTTTTCAGTTTTTCGGTGTCTTGACAAAAAACCGCTCTTTGGAAACATCCGGGGAGCGTACGGCCCCGATGTAATAACTGACAAAGGAGTATATACAATGGATAACGATTTTGCGACTGGCTATGCTCTTGGCTCCGACTCCAACGGCGGCAACTGTAACAATGGCGGCTTTTGGGGTGGCGATGGCTGGTGGGCTATCATCATCTTCGCCATGATTTTTGGCTGGGGCCGCGGCGGCTTCGGTGGCTTCGGCGGCGGTGGTGCCAGCACCGATCCCGGCCTCCAGGGATTGGCTACTCGCGCCGATGTCAATGAGGCCATTGCCTTCAATGGTGTGGAGCGCGGCATCTCTGCTATCCAGCAGGGCATCTGTGACAGCACCTATGCCCTGAACAACAGCATCACCAGCGGCTTCAACAACACCAATGTGGCGCTGCTTCAGGGCTTCAACGGTGTCCAGTCTCAGATGTGCAACATGGCCGCTCAGGCTCAGGATTGCTGCTGCCAGACCCAGCGCGCCATCGACGGCGTGAACTACAACATGGCGACCAACACCTGCGCCATCCAGAATACCATCCAGGGCAGCACCCGCGATATTCTGGAGAACAACAATTCCAACACCCGCGCCATTCTGGATTTCCTGACTCAGAGCAAGATTGATTCTCTCCAGGCGGAGAACCAGTCCCTGAAGCTGGCCGCCTCTCAGGCCAACCAGAACAGTTATCTGACCGCCACTCTGGACGCTCAGACCTCTGAACTGATTCGGCGCATCAATCCCATGCCCGTGCCCGCTTACCAGGTGCCCGCCCCCTATCCCTATTGCGGGACCTACAACAACGGCTGCGGTTGTGGCTGCTAAACTTACGAGGAATCCTCGTAAGTTGGTCTTCCGGCTTTGCCGTGACTATTTCGGGGCGGCGGGCTAAGTGTCTGCCGCCCCTGATTTTTGGAGGTATTTTATGTCTTGTAAGCCTGTTTGCCGCCTGTGCGACAACCTGGTGCTAAGCCAGGCGGTCACCTTTACTGGCGGGAATCTTGAAATCAATCTGCCTGCCGGTGCCTACAACAACGGCGGAAAGTATTGTATTGTGGTAGCTCAGTCCATCCCGGCCACAACTACCATCAATGCACCTGTGTACATTACTATTGGCACTGGGACAGAGCTATATCCCCTTACCAAGCGTAACTGCGCTCAGGTGACTGCCTGCGGAATCCGCACCCGTACACGCTACTCCGTATGCGTTACGACTACCCCCACCGGCGGCTCGTTCCGCATGTTGGGGCAGCCCTGCTGCTCTCCCAGTAACAATCTTGCCAGTATTGACGGCGGTGCTGCACCCGCCCCTACGGCGTAAGGAGGGGTCAAAATGAAACGATCTACTCGGATGATGCTCATGTCCAGTGGCAACAATCGCCGCTACAACGACGGACGGAGCTACGACAACTACGATGTCGATGATAAGTTTCGTGACCGCCGTGGCCGGGAGCATTACGACAATGGCCGTTATGCACCGCGCTCTGAGATGATGGAGCCGGAGGATCGGGGCTATCGCCGTTACTCTGATGGGCGTTTTGCCCCACGGAACGATGGCGGTATGTGGGTAGAGAGCCGATACTGGGATGATCGGATGTACGGTCCCCGGTCTCACTACGGCTACCCCTACGTCCCCCCGGTCTATCGGGAGGATGGGAGCGCATACACAGAGCGACGGGAGATGAATCGTCCCATGAACAAAATCGGATTCGCTATCTCTGGCGAAGGTGAAATGAGGACTCCGAGAGAGTTTGACCATGACTACCGCATGGACGAGATGGCATACAGAAAAGGTGGAGAACATATGACAGGTTATGGGGCATCTTCCAGCTATATTCCTTTCACCAAGGAGATGGCCGATGAATGGTCTAAGCATATGGACAACGAGGATGGCACCCGTGGCGCTCACTGGACGCTGGAGCAGGCCAAACAGGTCATGGCCCAGCGTGGGATTGAGTGCGACCCCATCCAGTTCTGGGCGGCCCTCAACATGGTCTATAGTGACTACGTTAAAGTAGCCAAGAAGCACGGTGTCGGCGATAAGATTGATTTTTATGCCGACATGGCAAAATCGTTCCTCTGTGACAAGGACGCACCGGAGGACAAACTGGCCCGCTACTACGAGTACATCGTGAGGGGCTAAACAAGGGGCGGGGGCAATAGCCTCCGCCCTCTATTTTTGAACTTTTTCATCGGTTTGCTATTTGCACATATTTACACCGAAAGTTACGCACTAGCTACATACTAGCTACAAAAAATCCTGTAAGCATTGCAATCACTAGCTTTATTTTCACTACGAATTACAAACAC